GCAGCTGTAGCTGACATATTAGCAAGAGCTAGTCTTGCTTGTTCATCTCTACTTAAAGATCTGACATCTCCTGATGTAGGAACCTTAATATCAGGTAAAGGTACTGCAGTTAAAGGCTTTAAGATGTCTTGATAATTTTGATATCTTTTTTGTGCAATAGGAGCAGTACTAGTTTCTATTTGAAAATATCCTCTTGCTGGACCATCATATTGTTTTTTAGTTCTAGGATTAATACTCTTTTGAGCAATATTTTGATTTCCTGACTCTGTCTGAGCAATAGAATCCATCATACTCAAAAAACTTTCAGGCTTTAATCCTTTAAATCTATCTGGATATTGGTTGATAAGAAGTTCAGCAAATTTTTTAAATCCTCTATAAGGATCAGGATTAATCTTATCTAAAGCTTTATTAAAAGCTTCAGGATTTTTCTTAGCAAAAGCTCTTGCTTCTTCTATTGTATACTTTTTCTTAGGATTAGGCATGTTAATTAAATATTGCTAATAAAATAATACTTAGTATTAAAATTACTAAGATTCCATCTCTGATGTGTTCTGAAGTTTCTATTTTCATCTTGCTGACTTTCTTATATCTGTGGAGAAGCTATTTACTACTAATCTAAAATTATCAAGATTACTATATTCTAAATCTACAAATAGATATTTATCTCTAAATCTTTCTGCAAATAAAATATCTGTAGGAGATAAGTCTGTAAAGATATCAGGATAAGCTGTAGTATATAATACTCTATTTCTAATATTAGATACATTCCAATTTCTCTCTACTCTTCTTGCAGTAATTTTAGTATTATCTAAAGGTAAAGTTTGAAAGTCAGAATTCTGATAATCATTATAAAGTCTTATAGTATCAAAAGTTTTATCTATAACATTTACATTTGTAGTTTCATCTACTACTTCAGTTAAGAATTGATAGTTATCAAAGACTTTAGTTTCTGTAGGAGATTCATTTAAAAGTAAAGTAAGCTTGCTAGGATATACAGTATTGTAATAAGAGCCATAAGGACCTTGATCATGAAGCCAGAATTTGTTTAGTGTGTTATCTGGAGATATAATATTCTTTTGATCATTGATATAAACTGAGGGTGTAAAACTATAGAAGGTTGTGAAGGCATCTATATAATCATTATAAGCTAGGGTAAAAGATCTTTCTTGAGAACAAGATATATTTACTATAACATCTGCAAAAGATAGTTGTGTATTTAAAAATACTGCAGATATAATTGAGCCTGAAGAGACTGCTGTAACAACCCCTGTTTCTAAGATCTCTACACCATTTACTGTCAAGGCTACTAGTATTGTGTTGTCTCTTACTATACAAGAAGGTTTAGGTACTCTACCAAAGTCAAAAGTTACTGTACTAAGATGTGTACTAGGATCCTCTGGACCTATTGAAGATATAGTAGCTTTAGTAGTATTACTAAAGGTAGTATCTTTAAAAGTCATGATAGCCTCATTATAGTGGAAGTCATAAGTAGCTGTAACTCCTTTGTTTAGATAAGGATTGTCAGATACTTGCAAAAGTCCATTTAGATTTTCATTTAGATAAGATGACATACTTTTGGATACTGTAATACATTCTGGAGTAGCTTGTGTAAGCTTATAAATATTTTTAGTATTTATATCAAAGAAGTATACTGAATCCTGAGATAGAGTAAATCCAAATTGATGCTGAGACCCTATAACTTTAGATATATAATCATATCTAGCAAGAACTCCTCCTTGTGCAAGTTGTATAGCTCCAGAGTTATCTTGAGTTACACTTCTTTCATTTACAGATAAAAGACAGATACCTTGATTTTGCCAAGCTATAAGTTTATCTTGATGAACTATAAGTTGATTTAAAGATCCTTGTATAGTATCTATGTCTATAAAATCAGATACTTTAAATATTCCCCAAGAGTCTGTTAATTCTCCAGAAGTTTTAGGTTGAGATCTATGTACTCTAACATCATATTTGTTAGTAGCTAGATAAGGATCAGGTTTAGGTAAGTATACTTGAGAATCATTTTCTACAAAGAAGTCAAAATTTATATTAAATTCTTGAGCTATCTCTATTCTACTTCTTGGGAAAGGTGGAGTTGTAGTCCAAGGATAGGCTCCATAAGGCAATCCTTTATTAAAAGTAAGTTCATTATCATTTTGAGCCCATTGTATAGGGAAAGTACATTCTGTAGGAATTAAATATCCTGCTAAAATTGCGCTATTATAATTAACAAAAATAGAAGGCTCTAAATAATTCTTAAAAGAATTCACATAGTCAAATACAGAAACTTGAACATCTCCTCCAAATACAGTTTCTGTATAAGAAGTATTGAAGTTATCTATTTTTCTATAGTTTCCTGTACTAATATATTCTGAAGTAGCTCTTTCTGCAAAAGAATTACCTCCGTATTGATTATTAACTATTCTTCTGTAGTTAGCTAAATAAACAGATAGTCCTGTGTTAGTAGTAATATCATCATCATTTAAAACATCTTCCCAAGATAATCCTTGAGGAGTTCCATAATGAGTTTCAAAATCTGCTAAAATAGCTAATCTTTTATTTCCATAAGAAAATAATGGAGTTGCACCACTAGCATCACTGTTAGCAGTATTCTGAATATTATATGAATTTAAACTATAAGTTATAGTTCCTCCTGCATTTAAGGGAGTGTCTAATTCTGCAGTATTTGTTAAATTTATAGGGGTAATGCTTTTAGCAGTTCCTCCATCTTCTATTCTGTAGTTTTTAAAATATGTAGCTGCAGGCACAAGTACTCCAGGAACTGCTGAATCATATATTCCTCCTGTAGCAGAAATTTGTAAATTTCCTATAATATCTATTTGATCAGATTGAGCAAAAGAAGGAGATTTTTTAAATAAAAACTCTGGAGAAGCAAAAGTACATAAATTAGGAGAATAAAAAGCTCCTGAAGGATTTAAAGTTTGATCATAATGAGCACTTAAATTCTGAACTGTATAGTTCATACTAACTCCTGTAGTCTGAGTAATAACAGGATTTAAAATTCCTTGACCTAAAATAGTTTTATCTGAATCTTCTCTTTTTAATCTTACTATTTTATATCCTAAAATTTCGTCTTTAATAGAAGATATATTAACATCAAAAATAATACTTAAAGTATTACCATACCACGTAGTTCCTAAAAAAGAACTAGTAGGATAAGAATATTCATCTCTATTATTAGCTGGCTTTCCAGGATCTTGAGAAGGCATCCATACATTAGGCATTCTAATATCTGCTATCCAATGAGCATAAGATTCTTCTCCTTTCTTGGATATAAATACTATTCCAAGTCTATATACTTCATCTCTTTGATATCCTTTAATCTGATATTGATGATATGGAGATGTAGCATTATCAGGAGCTCCATTATTATTAGTAATATCATATTCTGTATTAGGATCTTGATCTATATCTATAGAAGCTGCTGAGAATCCAGGAATTGCATAAGGAGCCTTTCTATTTTGAGAAATTACATTAGTATCTAAAGTAATTCTATAAGGATCTGGCTTAACAGATTGATCTGTATCTATAGTTTCAAATCTATAAGATATGTTAGGTCCTGATCCTCCAAATGTTACTCCATCTACTTGATATAAGTAGTTACTAAAAGAGTAAGGAGCTTGCTTAGTCTCTGGATCTTGAATAGCATCAGCATCTAAAGCTACTGAAATGTAGCTAGGTGTAGGACCATTTAAAGTATATTCTGGATTACCTTGAGAATCTGTTAACTCTGCTTCTTGCAGATTATTAAATCTATAGGCCCTTGTGTCAAAGTTTGGATTAACATCAAAATCTGAATACTTTACATTACCAAAAAATAAGATGTTATTCTTAGCTTGAATAGTCTTAACTGTTTCAAAATTAAGATTGCTATCTAAGTAGTCTTGAATACTAACATCTACTCCTGTCTCTGTGCCAGAATATGTAAAAATAAAAGTACCGCTGTCTGGAACAGGCTGAGAAGCTAGTTCTGTAATTACAGGTAAAGCACTAGGAGAACTTTTATAGATAATTACTGGAATAATTCTATCAAAAGAAGTATCTACATTAAATATTTTACAAGAAAGACTTTTTGTAGTTGTGGCTATAGTATCTGAGTAAGTTTGATAAGATCTAATAGATCCTGTTTCAAATGCTCTAACTATAGGCATATAATTACTTTGAGGAAAATATCCTGAAGAAGACCCTGATGTATTAGAAAGCTTATAAGAGACTGCGTAGTTTCCTATTCTTAAATTCCCTGAAGTTAATATTTCTTGGATAGTACTAATACCTGTAATAATATCAGAAGTTTGTTCTAATTCTGCAGGAGATAAAGCCATTAAATTAGGATTTCCTGCATTAATTTTTTTAGGTGTATTGTAGTTATCTGTAAAATATAGATTTTTTACTAGATCATTTTCATAGTTTCCTACAATCATTCCAGGATTAGCTATTGGATGAGCTAAAGAAAAATTCAAAAGTCCATGATAAATAAGACTTATAGAAGATGTATTTATGAATTTATCATAAGTAACTTTCCAAACTTGTCCTTGAGAACTTGTACTAGAAGGTGAAGTTTCTGTAGTACTAAAAATATAGATCTCATCTCTGATTATTCCCCAACCTAGTATCTTAGGATTTACTACAGCATTTAGATAAGAAGTATTAATAATACCATTAGAGTTATTAATACTAGCTGTAATGTTAGCTGTAATTAAGTTAAAAATGTTGTCTAAGAGAGAATATACTACAACTTGAGTATTACTATAAGTACTAGTAATTCCTAGACTTATAAGAACAGAATCAGAATTTATTAAAGAACTTAGATTTGATCTCCAATTATTAGAAGTAAAATCTACAGTAAATGTCTGTCCTTGGATAGTTATTTGAGAAGAACCATTATTGTTTTTAGTGATGGAAACTACATTAGAGCTATCAGGCAATTCAAAAAATTCTGTATTTCCTTTTGTAGTTCTAAGATTTCCTGTACTTAATCCTTTTTCTGTAATTAAGGAGAAATTTTCTGCATGATAATATGTATCTGGCTTAAAGATATTCTTAGCCAGATCTTTTTTCATACCTTGATTAAATACATTTATAAATTTCATTATCTAAGTCTTCTTTGCTCTTGTACTCCAAGATCTTTGTAAAAATGATTTTTGCCGTTAAATTTAGGTATTAGTCTTACTAATGTATCTTTCATACTATCTAATTGATAGTCATCTGGCATTTTGATTTCATTAGAAGCTGAAGCTATGCTCCAGTTTTTGTTTTCTTTAGATTCTAAATAGACTTCTCCAGAAAGCTCTCTCTGTCTCCATTGTATATAGTCTGATTTCCAAATTAGATAGTCTGTGACAGCTCTTTTATATTTAGCTGAGTCAGGTATCAGAAGATAGCCTTCATTGTCTACAGGGTAAGCTATATAGGCTAAACAGACTTTACCTTCTTTTATGTTAAAATGAATTTCTTCATTATGAACATCAAAAGTAATATCTTGGAATACTGCAGGAGCATTAGGATTAATTGATGCTTGAGGAGAAAAGGTATTTCCAAAATTGTCAGTAAAGACATCTATATCTCCTGAACCATAGTTTTTGATATCACAGCAATCTCCATCTCATAATTCATGAAAAGAGCTAGATCTAAATCTAACTGGATTACCATTTACAGAAATTCCTCCTGGCATAAAACTTACAAAGTCACAAGGAAGAGGTACTTTATAGTCAGTAAAATCATAAGAAGCATCTTGCTTATGTCCTGTAACTTTAGGAACATATTGTAGAGGATACTTAATTAGGTCAAAAACTTCTACTATCCAAAGTTTAACATCATCTGGATTTACGAAATTTTGAGATCCTGTATCTGTATAGAATCTTTCTACACATTCTTTTGAACTTACTAATTTTGTAGGTATCATACTTATTTAATTTATATAAATTTTTTTAGGCTTCTCCTCAAAAAAGTCAATCTTCTTGTCTGTTAAAAGAGTTTGAGCTAAGAGTCTTTTATTTTGTCTAGTAGGTGCAAAGTAATAAAAATTGTGATGAAGATTACTCCTCATCTTATTCCAAAGAAACTTATAAGAGCAATTATTTCTGTGCTCATTTAAATGATACACAATAGTCTTTGCTTCTTTAGATTTCTTATAGTCTATCTTTAGACCTGACTTCTTTTCAGATAATAGTTTAAAGTCCATCTTTTTCTTTCTGATTGAAAATTCTCCTAAAAGAGGAATCTTAACTATTTGAGCTTTGAACATGAGATCTCTTGCTACTAGAGAAAAGAAATCTCTTATAATTTTTTTATACAGTTTTTCTTCTATAATGATGTCTGGATCTTTAGATCCATATTTAGAAGCACTACTTTTAAAAGATACTGTCTTCTTATAGTATTTGTAGTAGTCAGATACTCCAAAATCTATTAAGTGTTTTCCAGGACCTCTTTTACTTACACAAAATTTATTAAAGTCTATGTGAGAATAATCCATAATTATCTATTTGTTTTAGGCTGAGTTTTTATGCTTTCATCTCCATGTTCATCAGAAGGATTACCTTTTTCTCTTAGCATGTCTTCTAATACAAGCTGCTTTAGAGTAGGAATCATATGAGTACTTAGAGGATATTCTGTTTCTGGAGAATAACATGAAGTTCCTGCACATGATACATAGTTTCCTAAATCTGATGGCTTTTCAAAAACTCCTGAGATAGAAATTTTATTGATGTTTGGAGGATTAATTATATAAATATAATTATCTTTTAAAAACCACTTTGTACTTTCTTTAGTCCACTTAGAGATGCCTGAAAATTGTAATTTAGCATAAGGGATTTGATTCCAAGATCCTGCTTGAATATTAGAGCCAGAGACTCTAGTAATTAAATCTTTTTGATGCAGTTCTAAAGGTCTAGGAATTTTATTTTTTGTTCTTAAGATAGTACAGTCTGAAGTTACATTACAACATTCAGAAGCTGATACTTCTATAACTTCTACACAAGAGATAGTTTGCATGATATTATCAGACAAGGATCTACCCTTAGATTGATCCTGTCTGATAAGAAAAGCTCTTGTTGTATCAATTTTAAAATATATTTGATTTATATTAATTTCAGTATCATCAGATATTTTTGATGTTCCTTCTAAATTAAATAAGATATCATATGCAATTTGTTGAGCTTTCATTGTACTTATTTTTAAAATACTTAATCATATAGTTTACTACTTCAGGATACTTATTTTCTATATATCTATCATCATCAAAAAGAGGCATAAACATTGTAGTAAATGTAATACCATTTGGACTTTTCCAGATATTTAATCTATTTCTAAAAACTAATTTATCATCTGTAATAGTAAGATATTCATTTGCCATATAATTCTAACTTTCTTCTTTCTGTAAATATCTTAATAAAGATTAATTGATTATAAGATTTAAGACCAAATTTAGCTTGCATGTCTACAAGATATTTTAATCTTTTTTCTGATTCTTTCATTTTATAATATTATGTTTTTTATATTCAGCCTCTGAGAGAGAAAAATACTTACCACAATTTAAACATTGTAGTCTTCTCTTTTGTAATCCTGTAGCACTAATTCTAACACCATTAGAGATAGTTCTAGGACTAGCACAGTTTGGACAAGAACAAGAATTTCCTCCTTGATGAAGTCCTACATGTACTTTAGATATAGTATAAGAATTTAATTTTTGGAATACCTGCTCTAGTAAAGTAACATCTTTTTTACAGTATGTTACCATCTTATTTAAGGCTGCTGTCTTATAAGCCATTACTTCTTTCCAAAGAGAGAAGCCTCCTGTATCTATCTTCTTACCTAGTCCAAGAAATTGAGCTATATAATTTAATTTATTTGAATTAAATTTAAAGTTTCTTCTTGCTAATTTTAGAGTATCTAAACTTTGTATATCTGGAATCATAGGTATTCCATGAAATATACATCTAGTTCTTACATGCTTAATATCAAAGTTATCACCATTATGTCCTATAACTTCATCTGCAGAATTTATAATCTTTACAAAATCTTGAAGCATTTTCTTATCATCTCCTTTATCCCAAGTTAAAGAATACACTTTACTGTCTCCTTCATACTTATAACAAATACAGATAATAGCTCTTTCTTTAATCAAAAGATCTGGACTAATATTCAGATCATACCCTAAATTCCAAGAATAAACAATGTTTGGACTAGTCTCTATATCAAAGAATAGTCTCTTAAATTTTTGTTCTTTACTTTTCATTTTTTAATTTTAAATACCTGCAGAACCTTACGGGGTTAAGAGGTACATGTTAACAATGTAAAGATACAAAGAATTTTTGATATAACCTAAAGTTTTTTGATAAATCCTATCTTAGCTTTCAAATAAAGTCTAATACCAAGTATTAAGAGCATCATATAAAATAGGCTAGTAGAGATTACAAGAAACTTAGGATATTTTGTAATGTAAGTAGGTACTTTAACTTCTTTAGTAACAGTGATAACAGAGTCCTTTTTTTGAGAAGAGATAGTATTTCTGATAATCTCTGTCTTAGGTACTACAATAGTCTTTTCCTTAACTGTAGAAGTACCATATACTTTACCATCTTTAACTACAATCAAAAGTTGTCCTAAATTAGAATTTAGAATAAAAGTAGTATCAAGATCACAAGGTATATTATAAGGTATAGAATCTCCAGGAAGATAGATAATACTATCTCTTACTGTGATAGCTTCTGTATGAAGGCTGTCATTTTGTACTTTATTTTCTGTAGTAATTAAAGGTTGTGTAGTTTTACACCCCCAAATTAGGGTCAGAATCAGAAGGAGCTTCTTCATCTTTAAAGAAATTAGATAATAGTTTAATAATTGTTCCTACAGTCATAAGTGTTTTACCATATTCAGGTAACATGTTTCCTAGAGAAACACAAGCCACTAAGATTGCATCTGCCCACTGTCTTATTTTTTTTGGTGTAGGCTTCCAATAGTTACTCCAAGAGATTTGTGTCATTTTCTTTTAGATATTGAAATAGTTATATTTGTATATTTAACAAGCTCAGCCATAAGATTTCTAAATGCTACACCTGAGTAATTTACCCTATCTTCTCCAAAAGAAGTACCTACTAAAAGGCATCCTAAAGAATCTTCTGCAAAATTACCCTTATGTATTTCTACCATAGAGAATCCTTTGACATCATGTAAAAGAGGTACTCTACCATGTCTAGGAGAATTATATAAAGTTATCTTATATTCTCCAGTAGGGATGCAAGTAATTCCATATTTCTTCTTTTCTTTGATCTCCTCTAGAGACATTTCAGAAGTTAGTCCTCTATCTGTATCTTCTAAAGTAAAGCAGAATAAAGTATTATTTAAGTAGAGTTCAGAAATAGTTGTTTTTTCTGTAAATTTAAATCTAATAACTTTTAATTCTGCATTCATAGCTAGTGTTTTTTCTTTTTAAAAAACTTGTATAAAATTGTAAGACCTATTATGATAGAGATAGCAAAAGAAATTGGTTGTAAGACTTCATTTACATCCTCTAAACTTAAGCCTGTAATAAACATAAGAATAGTGAGAAGAGTTCCTGACTCTGTTCCTGGGTGTGAATTCTGCTCCATGAATTTTTAAAATTATTAAGGTTTAGAAACTTTTCCATATTTAGTTACAAAAATATAAGATCCCTCAATAATAAGCATCTGCTTCATCTGAGCAGTAGCTTTAGCATTAAACTCTGTCATAAAGGCATCTCCTGATTTAAGCCAAGGATTTGTTTTATAGTAATCTTGACCAAATTCTGGCTCACAAGAAAACAAAATACTTACAGGAAATACCTTGCCTATTTTAGCTGCTTCTGAGGCTACTAGAGCTAGTCTTCCTTGAACATAAGAATATATATTAGCTCCTGAAGTCATTCTACTAGAAGGGATATAACAGTGCAATAAAAGGAAATCTGCGTTCTTAACAACTACATCCCACTGTTTAGTCCAACCATTGTATACTCCAAACCTCATGCCAGCATTTCTTACTTTTACAGACTCTGACTCTAGAAGAGCTTTAAACCCTGCTGGAGTAACATTTCCTGTTCCATAATCTTCTAGTTCAGAAACAATAAAAGCTAATTTCTTTCTAGAGTCTGTTTGAGCCTTATTATAAGCAATTGCCTTATCTACTCCAGGAGCATCTGAGAAAGCAATTCCAAATTTAATCTTATTTTGATAAGCTGTTAAAGCTAAAGCAGGAAAATTAGAACTTGCTAATACTGTAGAACTTCCATAGCAAGTATTATAATCCCAACCTGTAGGATTAAGTTTATTTTTAATCATCCAAGCTAGATCTGTTTTACCAGCATCTGAAGTATTAATAGTATCTCTTAGAGTATTATTATACCAGCCATTAAATCCATTATTAGTTAATGTCATATTTTTTATATTTTAAATTACAGCCTTACGGGGCTGTGAGGTGTTAAATATCGTTCGTTGAACTCTTATCGAAAATAATTGCTTTCATGATTTCTAATTGTGCTTTAAAAATTCTCTCCACTTCTGTACTTACAGGAGCATTTGCAATTGCATTTTCAATCATCACTTCAGCATCAGAATCAAATACTTTTTGGTCATAAGACAAAAGTTCTTCATCTGTTTTAGTTGTTAGTGCAGCATTGCTGCCTGAATCAAATTCTATATACATATCCAAAGCAGGTAAGGATAGAATCAAATTACCGCTTTCATCTTTAGGGTCTAATAAATGGATTTTTCTTGCTGACATGGTTTTATATTTTTTTAAATTAAGTCTGATAAATTAACCGATATTGTTATATATGTTACATTAAGTATGTCGTTGTAATAAGAATCATTAATTACACCCGAAAAAATATTTATTTTAGTGGCTCCGGTATATGAAGTGGTTACGGCAGGCCCTGATATGTCAAGGATTCGTGAAGTAGGAATATAATTCTCCATAGAGAAAAAACTAATTGGAGAAATAAACCAATAAATACCGTCCCCTACATATGCAAATGTAGGAGGGGTTGCAAACAGGTTTAAGTGAGTTCTGTCAACTGTTGGGTCGCTAGTTCCTGTCTGAGAAATATCCCCTGCCCAAACTGTAATAGTACCACTTATCGCATTCGTTACCACATCATAGCTACATGGAACATAGACACCGAGAGCGGTGACATACGCCTGTGCTACCTGACTATATCCATAGACAAGTGCGTCAGATAATGTCACTGTAGTAATTATGTGACCTATTCCTGTTGGAAGAGTGGTTGTTCCTGATTCTATTTTTACTTTTTGCCCCTCTAAGGTGAATTGAAATGTACCTGGACTAGATAAACTTAATTGTGCTGTTTCAACAGTAATTTCTTGTACTGTAAATAAAACAGACGTTTCAAAACCTAAGGGGTCGTAGTAAATCTTTTGCATGTCACCACCCCCTCCACCTCCAGACCCTCTAGAAGCCTTAGCATTTAATTTTTTTCTTGTTTTTCCTACTGCCATTTTATGTTTATGTTGTTAGAATCTTTGTCTAAATTCGATGTATGTATTATTTAATAATCCGTCAAAATAATCTAAGGCAACCTGACCCGTAAAAAATCCTGTTTTATTATTACTGTCACCAAAAATCAAGTAAGCGTAAGGAGAGGCGAAGTCATCGCCATTAGGTATCGGAGTGTGAATAGAAACGATTTTTGTAGCGTCAAATAATGATGTAGCAGTTACCATCCAATATTTTCCTGTGAATCCTTGATATGTAAATGTTGGCACTTCGGGTAAATTATTCATTACCGTAGAATCTACTGTAGGGTCAGAACTCCCTGTTTGAGTTAAGTATCCTGCCCATAATAGATAATCGCCAGATATTTCTCCTGTAACGACATTGTAATCACAATCAAACCATTTGTCTAGTACTGTCACATAAGCTTCTGCTACATCACTAAATCCTTTATCTCCTGAAGGTAAATCAATACCTCTTATACGAATGAATGATGTTCCTGGAGGTGTTCCTCCTGCTCCTGCACTATCAAATATATATCCTTGTCCTGTGACAATAGAAGAACCAGTACCACCACCTGTAGCTAATAAAGCAATACAAGCATTTCTAGTAGTTTGAATATCATGAAGCAGGTCTCCACTACCTCCTCCTCCAGTATTTCTAGAGGCTTTAGCATTAAGTTTCTTCCTAGTTTTACCTACAGCCATTATTTGTAATATATTACTTTTAAATATTTAGTAACAGCATCAGCTGAAATTATTTGAAAAGCAGCTAAGTTGCTTTCATGAGAAATTTCTATAGTATCATAATCTCCTATAGGCATTCCACCTGCTGAAATAGTAGCACTAGGAGCTGTTGAACTGATTGAATATCTAGCCCCAACATTAGGAGCTGTACTTCCTGCAGCGCATTCTAAAGTCATATCTGCTGAAGTAGTACCTTCAGGTATTGTTAATCTTTGTACAGAAGTACTTAAAGCTAAAGTCTGTGATCCTACACAAATCTTTCCTTGATTAGATTTTGATACTAAATTTACTAAATGTCTTAAATGTTGTTCTGCGTTATACATTTTTAAATTTGATTTATAGATCCTGTAGAAGAATCATATGTTACATCAATAGTTTGATAATTTGGGTCTTTGCAGCAATCACAGTCACAAAGATTATTTATTTGAGTCATAAGATTTTGCATATCTTCACAAGACAAACAAGCTTCTGCACCTGGATCTTGAGTACAATATAAAGTATCTATAATCATAGTTAAAGCTCTAAGATCATCTAATTTACATTTTGCTAAATCTTCACGTCCTTCTCTTATATTATTTATGTATTTTACAGCTAGATCTCCTGCACAACACTGAGCTTTATAAGCTAAGATTTTCATCTCTTCTAAAGTAAATGTAGGACATTCTAATCTTATTGTAAAAGTTTTAGTTATATTACAGCCATTATTATCTGTAATAATTACTGTATAGTCTCCTGTAGGAACATCTGATAAACTTGATGATGTTGCTGCATTACTCCATAAATATTCTATAGGTTCAGAGCCTCCTGAGATAGATTCTAGTATTATAGAGCCTGTAGTACTTTCTCCTGTTCTAGGTTGAGTAACTTGATAATCAGCCTGAATTTGGGCTGTTACAGGAACTGTTAAGAATACTAAATTAGAAGTACATCCTTGAGCATCTTCAGCATATACAGTATACTGTCCAGAAGGTAAATTTACAAAAATTCCTGATGAATTACTAACAACATTAGTTGTTGGATAGATGATTGTATAGCTATATGGTCCAGTACCACCTAAAGCAGAAACTTCAATAGATCCATTTGCATTTCCATAACAATCTGGAGCTATAATTTCTACTGTAGAAACAGTTACAGCTGTAGGCTGAGTTATGGTTTTACTTAGAATATTAGAAGAACATCCTAAAGAATTTGTAGCTTGTATTGTATAGGCTCCTGCTACTAGATTATTAAAAACTCCTGAAGAATTACTTTGAATTAAAGTTGGAGCACTATCATAAAGATCATAAGTATATGTTCCTGCTACACTAGGAGTTGTTGTTAAGCTTCCTGTACCTAAATAACATCCTGCATTTCCTTGAGTTGCTGTTATTGTAAAAGAGGAACCTGTAGTTATAGTTCCTGTCTTAGTTACAAAACATCCATCTGCGGGGTCTCCTGAAGCTACAGAAACATCATATGTACCTGTAACAAGTCCATTTCTAGATGTTGCTCCTGTCCAGACTTTAGGGCTTCCTGTAAGTACTATAGAGTATAAATAAGGTGTTGTACCTCCTGTAACTCCTGTAATGCTTATAGAGCCTCCTGTACCTGCACAATTAGCTGTAGTAGATACTACTGTAAAATCTATTACTGCTGGTTCTGAAACAATTTCTGAATTACTTGTAGCAACTTTAGCAGCAGCATCTGTAACTTCACATCTATATATTCCAGGAACTAATCCTGTTATTGTATTTGTAGTAGCTCCTGTTCCTACATAATTTATCCAAAAACCTCCTGAAAATATTTCCCATTGAAAACTAAATGGAGCTACTCCTCCTATAATTCCTACAGTAGCAGTACCATTATCTGAGCCATTACATGTTGAATCTGTTCCTGAAATACTTAAATTTAAAGCTACTTCAGGAGTAATAATTAATTGTCTCATGAATTCTTGGTCAAAGACAATTAGAGTATCAAAATTAATGTAGTTATCTAGTACTCCTCCTGGGTCAGCAGCTATCTCTTCATTAAAAGTATCTACTGTTTGAGTAGGATAACATGCAGGACATATACCTCCACTTGGTGGAACTTCAGCTATGTATTGCCAAATTTCATCCATACTTAATGGATTATATGTTATTGGAGGAGCAGTTAATACAGGAGTTACACAACAATTACATGTTTGTGTAAGTCCTCCAGAATCTATTGCTCTAAAATCAGTTCCTGAAGAATGAGGTGTTACACTCATTCCTTGCATAATATATCCTGAAAAATTAAAATCTGTTTCAGTACCCCCAGGACAAGTATTATTATTATTTACAGTAGCACTTTCCATAGAAAGTATTACTCCGATATCTCTACTTACACCATCTGAACATATATCATCTGTAATTCTTCTATATCCTCCTGAAGGTAATCCTTGACTAACAGTAAACTTTCTTACTCCAGATGCTGTAGCATTTGCTGGAAGATTTAAAGAATTTACCATTGTTATTGAATTAGTTCCTAAAAGACCTAAAAAAGTTCCTCCTGGAATTGCGCTTCCTGATAAAGAAGCTCCTCCTAAATATCCCCAAGCTTGTACATTTGTAATTATATTACTTCCAGCAGTAAATGTACCTGTATAGGTTGCTCCATTAGCATAATTACCATTCATATAACCAAAGTTTGGAAATCTTTGGTAAGCTGTTATTAGTATTTTAGATACTCCTGCTTGATAAAGTTTAGCAAGTTGTCTTTGATAACCTGCATGTGTAGCTTTAAAATCATAAGATGGAAAACCTACATAAAGTTCTATTTCTTCTCCAGAACCATATGTATTAATATAATCTATTGCTTTTCCTATTCTGTATAAATATGTTTCATAATCTATACTTCCATCTTGTTCATAAATTCTCCAAATCTGATTAGTTGTAGGAACATCCCAAGGTCTATCTACATACATGATATTTCCTGATGTATCAAATCCTGTAACTTGTCTCCACTCATTATTTATTTCTACAGAATCATTTATTGAAATTCCTGAAGTACTAAAATTAATTGGAGTACTATCTGCTCTTACTTCTCCTCTAGAATAACCTCCTGAAGAACTATTTACAGTTCTAACAATACCAGACATTAAACCAGCTTCATTGTATTTAAAATTCCAGAATTCTGTTTCTATAACTATTTTAGTAAAAGCTAATGTAGGATCATAAGATACAGATTGATTCCAATCTACTGTTCTTTTAATAGCTGATATACCATCCCAAGGACTTATAGCTCCTACAGCAATAGTCTGATTAAGATTAATATCACTTACTGCTGCTCTATCTACAGCTCCTGCTGTATGAAATCTAGGCATGACATTATTTAAAATATCATTACCAACTCCTGTTCCTGTTAAAAAAGTTTCAGAAGTTTGAGTAGCTGTCATTGCAGAACCAGTCATATCATAAAATAACGCATAATTATATCCAAATTGTGTTATATAATTACAAAGTTCTGTTATTTTATTTCCACTAGCATATGCACCAAAGCCATCTGATCCTAATAGCCTTTTATAAGGACTAGCATTATCAGTAGGATTACCTCCATTTTTTTTAAAAGAATTTATATAAAGCCCAAGTGTTCCTGGGGTTGAGTTTGCTACTGGCATATTTTTTTATTTTATTAGAACCAACCAACTTGTTCAACATTTAATGAGCCTGACCATCTAATAGTAGTTGCTGCAATACCTGTTACTGTTAGTACTAAATTAGTTGTACTTACTGTAACTGCTAAATCAACAGTTGTTGTTCCAGAGTCCATACCTGCATCTTGAGCAAATTGTGTAACAGTATTTTGATAAGTTCCAGTAGCTGGGTCAAGATATAATACAGAATCTACGATAGCTGCTGTACCTGCAATATTTTTAACAAGACATTTAAAAGTCCAAGAAGCTACTTCTTCTGTTGTTGTTCTTACACCTACTATAGTTCCATCTACCATCCAAACTGAATCTGTAGGTATTACTAAACCAGATATTTCTGCTGGCATAAATGTCATTACTGTAGGAGTAGCTCCTGAAGTAGATACAGCTTGTGGAATTAGTCTAGTAGCAGATTGACTCTTTTTACCTGAATCAAAGTTACCATGTCCTATTACTACTTCTCCAGGAAATTCTGTTGTAGCTTCTTTACCTAAAGCAGAACTTTGTTTTGCAGCAGCTTTTGTAAGACCTCTTGCAGAAGCATTAAAAGATTCAGTTGCTCCTACTGTAATAATTGCAGATTGTGCAACAGCTACTGATGAAACTGCATTAGCTTCAGCAGCATTAGCTAAAGCACTAGCTCCTAAAGCTGTAGCTTTTGCATAACAACTTAAAGCTACAGATTGTTCAGCAGATACTACAGAACCTAATCCAAAACCAACTCCATAATCTCCTGTAACATTAGAACCAGAACCTGATAAAGAATTAAGACCACCAGCATTACTTCCTGAATTTAAAGCTAAAGCATTATTTCCTGTTGCTGTACTACCTCCTGCTGTATTTTGAACAAAGGCATCTGTACCTGCTCCTGGAACTAATCCTCTTGGAAATCCTGTCCAAATAAAATATGCAGTACCATCAGAACTTGTAGTATCTGCAATACAATATAATACATCAAATTCATTAAATCTTTTAACATTTAAAACTCCTGCTCCAGAATCTGATATAGTACCACTTCCTGTAAATCTATAAGCACTTCCTTGAGAGGCAGATGAAGGATAAGATTGAACACCTCCAGCTAAAGTTCCTATAATAAAAGCTCCAGTTGCTCCTGGGTCTCCTTTATCTCCTTTATCTCCTGTTAGATAAAATTCTATAAGTAAATCATCTCCTGCTACAAAAGTACTTACTGCTGTACTAGATAAATAATTTACATTTAATGTTTGAAAAGCTCCTGAATCAGTTACTGAATTTATAGAATAAACAGCAAATTTAGTTTGGTCACTTTCTTTAGTTATTTTGATAAATCCTTTTATAGTACTTGATGTAGTATTTCCTACTGCTGTAAGCAAAGCTGAAATATCTACAGAATCTAAATTAGTTTCACTAATATAAATGTTACTAACAAGTGATAAATCAGCTCCTGATACAGATAAATTACCTGAACCAGGATTACCTGCAAGACCATAATTTAAGAAGTTATATCTTATACCTGAAGATATTCCATTTGTACCATTAGTACCATTTGTACCATTTGTTCCATTAGTACCTGTAGCTCTTCTCCAAAGACCTGTAAAATCTCCTACTACAGGAGACGTTATTGGAGAAGTAGTACTTAATATTGCAACATAGGCTTGAGTCTCATCTTGTGGATAAGAAAAGTTAGTTCCAGTATTTGAGTCAGCTGAAGCTATGTAAACATAAGCTGAAGCACCATCAGCCCCTGGAGTAGCTGTGGGTATATTTACTTGTAAAGTGTCATTACAATTTGCACCTGTACACATAGTTTATTAGTTTTTAGTTACAAGAATCACAATTCTTAATATTACAATAATTTGTTAAGTAGTCAAAAACTACATTAGCTCCATCAAGATTATGACAAGCTACTAGATGTTTTAACTTAGATTGTAGCATCCAAGCATTCCAAAGATTTTCTAGCTTCTTAGTATGTGAAGATCCTGAACAATTGGTGCAGGTAGTTAAATCTACTAGCTTAGATTCTAAGCAACAGCAGATAGCAAAACTTACTACTATATATGAAGAAGCTGAATAAGTCTGAGTTCCATCTTGAGAATAAATCTTATAATCAAATTTATAGATACCATCTTCAAGAGTACTTGAGAAGCCTAAATCTGTAGCACTAATCTCATAGGTAAATAATCCTATAGTTCCTACGTTTCCAACATCTAGATCTCCTCCAGGTACTGTAAAACTTACTACACTTAGATCTGGTAAAGTAACATCTATGAATACTCTAGAAGTATCTATATCAGAAGGATTAAAATTAGTAACTCCTGAAGTATCATATCCTCCTGGAGCAGAAACTGCATTATATAATGGAGTTACATCACTAAAAAAGAAACTAGTGCTAGTATCATTAGTAATGGTATTTGTTTCTAATATTAACATCTTTTTTGAGTTTTAGGTTAAAAAAAAATGACAGACAGTGATTTCCACCATCTGTCATTTTAAAGTTTAAAAATCTGTTAAATTACAGAGAAGTACCTAAAAGAGTATCTAACTGTCCTGCTAGAATAGTTCTAACACCAGCTGATACAGGAATAAATGTATAAGATTGAGTTCTCATAGGCACTGTACCTGTAATAGGAGAATAGTTATTTGTGTCTTCTGCCTCAATATAAACTACATCATAAGTTTTTGGTGTAGCTGTATCAGCATAAGTTCTTCCTAAAGGAAGAGGTACTACTGTTCTATTTAGCATACCCTCGTTACCTGCAGAGAAAGATTCATATTCTGCTGCTTCATAAGCAGTTCCTACACCTTTAGTAGACTCTACACAAATAGCACAAGTTTTGCTGTTAGTACTTGCTCCAAAACCTTTTAGGTCAAAATGGAATTTAACTTTCATGTATTTGAAGAAGTCTTTAACCCATGTAAGAGCTAGACCTGCAACTTTAATACCAAAAGATGTTGGAACAGTAATTGTTCTTGCTGCTGCTGTAGCTGCTGTAGCTCCTTGATAAGGAGTGTTGATAGTTGCTACTGTTGTAGAAGAAACTGCTGTAATAACATAGACAGCAACAGTATTAGCTGTACCACCTAGTCTGATAAGTGTTCCTACTGCCCAATCTGTAGTTTGTGCTCCAGATGCTGTAATTGTAGTACTACCATTAACTACAGATACTGTAGCAGCTCCATCAAGAGCTGTTGCTGTACCATTAGTCAACATAGTTGCTGATACCATAGCTCCTGTACCATTTAGAGTACTCATCTTCTCTTTAAAGTTAATTTGAGTAACCATAGAAGTAGCAAGACCTTGTAGTGTAGGAGAAGCTGAATAGTAGTCATAAGCATTTCTTAGCTTTTGTTCTGACCACATCATATCATCATGATCATAAGCAATAGTTAGCATGAACTCATTACTTTGAGTAACATCAAGATTTCCTGAAGTTCCATCAAAACCTACTACATAAACCTGCTCAGCTGGTGCTGTATAGGCTTTAGTTTCTGCTCTACGAACATTAGAGACTTTAATACTAGGACCGTAAACTAAGATACCTCCTTGAGATTCTACAAGTCTAAAAGACTGATAAGAACCTGCAGCTGCAGAATCTGGAATTTTTACTTCTGATCCACCTCCTGTAGGAATACCTACAGCAATTACTTGACCATCAGACATTGTAGCCAGAAGGCTGTTAGATGAGATAGAAGAAATAGCAACTCCTGCTACATCCTTAGCTACCATTACACTCATTACATTGTTTTGTGTTTGTGTTGACATTTTATTTTAAGTTAATTTGTTAGTGATTATTTATTAATTGTTTTTTAGAATACTAGAAATCTAAGTTTTACTGTACCATTCAAAGCATTTGCTGCATGAGTATTAGTAATACTAATAACTACTGAACCTGCAGCTGGTACTACTTTAGTAACTACTGGATATCCATTTGTAGCTAAAGTTCCGCTATATGCAGCTACTTGTACAAAAACCATACTTGTGGCTACAATAGAACTATTAGTAATAGTAATAGCTTGTGTACTTCCTGAAGCTGTAGTAAGTGTTCCTGTAGTAAGTTCTCCTACATTAGAGTTAATAGTAGCAGTATTACCTGCTGTTCCTGTAGTTGCATTAATAGGAGCTCTATTATTTAGATAATCTACAACAGGATTAAAATCTGATGCTCTAGCATATTGATTGTTTCCTGGACCATTTTTTAATTGATTACCTCTACCAATGTCAGTAGTGATTATTTTATTTAGTGGGTTTGCCATCTTTTTTTATTTATTTTTAGTTATTCAACTTCATTAGTTCTTTGCATACTTTCTTGTACTCTTGGAGATTCTATATCTCCTAAAGCATTTCTTACTGCTATTCTTATGATCTCTCTATAAGAAGCATCAGATAAATCTCCTTCAGCTGTTCCTGGTAATCCATAAGGAGTAATTGCAGGTGGTATGATTCTTTGAGCTTTATTGATTTTTTCTGGATTTTTTAAGTATCTTAAAATGTATTTAGTTACAGTGATATCTGGAGAAGAAACTATTTCAAAATGTTCTTTTGAATTATATCTTCCATAAGGAAGTCTATAAAGACTATTAGAATCAGGTTTTGAAAATGGATTATCTACAGTAATAGAATATTTATCATGTGTTAAAGCTACTAGCTTTACTCTTACAGAAGTACTGTTTCCATGACAATCTACTTGAGTTCCTAAAGCTTCTTCATTTAAAGCATATCTATAATCTGAAGGAAGCTCTACAAATACTCCATTTGGTTTATTATCTGGTGTACTAGCTAGAGGAGCTACTTCATAATTTTTAGTAAGACTTTGAAGATCTTTAACTCTCTTTTGAGTTTCTTCTAAAGTCTCTCTTTTAAAATTATTGCCATAAGCTCTTTGAGATATAAATTGTTCTTGAGCATCTGATAAATACACATCTATCTCTTCTGGTAAGAAGTTTGGACTATTTAAACTATCTGCTTTATCAACAGCTAATTTAAATTGGATATGCATCTCGTCAACTCTCATATTATTTATTATCTAGTTTAGCAAGTAAGCTAACTTTAACATTATTAAATTCAGTTTTCTGAAGATTGTAAACCGCTTCTTCAAAAGAGTTTCCTATAACATCTCCTCCTAGAGTAACATATGTAGTTCCTTTCATTCTCAAAAGACCTGCTACAATACATTTTCTAAGGAAGACGAAGTCTTTGAAACTTGGGTTTTCTATAAGCTCTACAAATTCTGTAGTAAATTCTTCTAGGACTTTAGCCATAGCTTCAGTTACAAAATCTGGAGTAGCTGTTTTAGATACTTTATATTTACCTTGTTTGAATACTAGCAAGAAATCCATTTGATCTTCAAATGACATATCTTCTAGAAGCTTAAAGGCTTTCTTCTTAGTTGCAAATTTATTACTTTCTTGTTTAGCTTCTACTGCTGCAGATACTAAAACAAATTCATATAGAGGATTTTCTAAGGCTTCTGAAAGTGAATTAGCTACTCTAGAAGAAGCTCTTAGATAACAATACTTAAGTTTCTCTATTGCACTTCTATCACAATCAATCATTATACCTTCTGGTGGTACATTAGTATTAATATTATGATTACTCCAATATGCTTTATTATAAGGTGATAAAGTACCTTTAGTTAAATTCATTGCTGTCTCTAACTCTACTTCTAATTCAGGTGTTAAACCTGTCTTGATCAATCTTGTGCTATAATCTACATCTGGACATAGACTAGCAAATGTTCTTGAAAACATTACAGCTCCATCATGTTTAGGATCTGCATTATACAACCAAGTTGTTTTTGCAGGTTTCAAATGATAGACTCCTGTAATTTTACTTACTTCTGTTCTTTGTGGAACTTCTGATTTTGATGTTCCTGTTACTTTAGTACTCTCCCCTTTTTCTTTTCCTTCACTCATTGTACTGATTTTTTAGTTTGTAAAAGGAGAGTCACTTTTTAGGGTGACCCTCCATTAGTTTAATAATTATTAGTAAGCCACATTTGGAATTAGTTCTGCTGCAGAAAGTGGATTTCTTAGCATGATTCCTTGAGAAGTCATATAATGGATTGAGTAACCATCAACTTTTGATGCTCCCATACCTCCATTTTGTGGTCCTCTTGTAGGATCAACAGATCCTGGAATATACCATTTTTTCTCAGAGCCTCTAGGCATAACTTTTTGGATATTAGGTTGACCATCTGTAGTTCCTATATTCATAATTGTCATACGTCTATTTTCTACATAACCTCCATCTGGATGTGGTAGTCTGTTATCAATAGGATCATCATACTCTGGCATATGTGCAATAGTATATTTGATACCTTGAGGTCCTAGGAACATTTTGTACTGTCCACCAAATCCCATATTCTGACCTGAACCTAGAACACGTTTAGAGTCTAGAGGTTGGAAAATATGAACTTTGTCTTCAATCAATTTGTGGAAATCAATCATTCCTCTTTCTCCTGTTAGGATCAAGAATTCACGTTGATCTTCAGGTAGGATATTAATACTCAAGTTCAAGGCTACCTCAAAAAGATAATCAAGAGTCAAAGTATTAAAATAAAATTTATAAGAAGGAGCAATTTGCTGACGAAGTCCTGCACCTTGTTTAATAGAGAAACCATTTCTGCCTCTATTAGCTGTAGAACCATCTGATCTAAGATTGATCTTAGAGAACATCAAGTTATTAGCTTTTTCTTTCTTCCACTGATAATCAGTGACAATATCTTGCCATCTTGTCCATGTAGTAAATGTCTTACCATCTGCTGTCATTTTAATAAGCAAAGGACGGTCATGCATGTTACCTGGTACAATTTGTTCTTTAGACAAAGTACTGAAGATATTTCTCATCTTAAAGTGAGAAGTAAATTGTGGTTGGCTATATTCATCATTCAGAGTATTAGTTACAGCATTGTAGAATTTAGAAACTTTTCTACCTGCAGTAAGCAAAGATGTAGGAATGAATGAGTTTGGAGAAGGATCCATAGTCTGGACATCATATACCCAGTTAGTACCATCAGCATAACCTTCAGAGACTATACGTACTGTATATTCTTTGTCATCAAATTGAAGTACATCAGATTGATTAAACCATTTTTCTTCAACTGTAATTTGAAAAATAGATTGATTCAGACCTGGTCTTACTTCTGATGTAGAACCTGCTGCAGAATAACCTACGATTTTGATAGCTTTTCTATCATCACCTTTAAGCATCCACTCATATTCTCCATCATGATCCATGATTTTTACGGGGAATTTAGACAAGAAGTTATCTAGTCCTGAGTATCCCATCTTGTTAAAAACTTCAGTTACGATATCTGAAGCTAGTTGAGGTTCATTTTGATAAATTGCGAAGAGGTGGTTATCTGTTGTAAGACCTGCCCAACTTTTTGCATATGATACCTGCAATGCATTAATTGCTTGATTTGCCATTTTTTATTTGTTAGATTTAAATTATAATTTAGTTTTTCTTAGATAGTTTAACTGCTTTTTTCATTGCACTCAAAGCTCCTTTAGAAGTTAAGGAATTAAGACCTGGAGTGTCTGTATAAGTATTTACTGAAGTCTTTAAGTCTTTTGTTACTTTAGAATTCAGATTCTTTTCTATTTTAGAAAGATCTCCTTTAAAGAGAACCATCAATTGTGTAATCTTAGCCCAAGCTAAAGGATCTGCAGTAATAGCTTTAGTTAACTCTGTTTGTCCTCTAGAATCAACTTTAGTATAAGACTCAAATACTTTTTTTCTTTCTTCTTTAGAAAGTTTATAACCTGGAATCAATTCTTCAGAACCCATGATATCTTTTTCAATAGCCTTTACTCTATCTTCAAAAGCTTTCTGATCCTTCAGTTTCTGCTCAGCTACTTGAGACTTTAGTTGTTCTTGATATTTACTTTCATAAACTCTTAATTTCTTAAGAGCCATTTTAGCTTCATCTTCAAGAATTAAAGCATCTTCATATTTTTTAATCTTTGCAGTAACCTCATCTTCTGTGTAATCTTGATTATAAAGCCAGTCTGCAATCAATTTCTTTTGCAGTTCATCTTTATTCTCAATATCTTTATCATTGATGCTGTTATATTCAATTTCCCTAGATTTAGAGTAAATCAACTCATCAAGAGGAATACCATCTTGATAATTATCAATTAACTCTTTAACTACTGGAGGCAAAGAATTCTTCCATTCTTCAGAATAAGACTTAGACTTTTCTACTAGTTTGTTTTCTAAGAACTCTTCTGAGTCTTCAAACTCTTCATCTTTGTAATCAAATAACCCTTTTGCTCTACTATATTCAGATACTGCTTTTATAATAGATACTTCAGGCTCATCTTGACTTTCTAGGTCTTCCTCTGTATTATCTTCTTCAGAAGAATTATCTGCAGGCTTAGAGCCTTTAGAAAAATCTTCTATACTTTCTACTTCTTCAAGGGCAGCCTCTGCTGCTTCTTCAATTTGTTCTTCACCTAGCATTTCCTGGTCTCCAGGGTTCATGTTAATTGCTGGTAAGTTTAGCCTTTCAAGGGCACTGAAATCAAGTTTCACCTCCGACATATTTTCTCTCTTTTACTTAATTTTATGCAAATATACTTCTATTTTTAAAACTTACTATAAATTGGTGATATTTGTTTAAACCTTTTATAGCTTTTGTTTATTTTTTGCCTGATGGACGAGGCTTATGTTTTACTTTATAACGTTCTATCCTCTCCTTAGCTTCAAGTTCTTTTTTCTTACTTTCAGCATCCTGCTTAGATCTTTGAGCCTCAGCTTGAAGTTTCTTATCTTCTAACTTAAGTTTCTCTTGATCTAGTCTAACTTGGGCTGCATGCTTCCTTTCTTCTAAAGCTAGCTTAGCAGTTTCTATAACATCTGGAGTACCATCATTATCTGCATCAGTATCCTTAGCAAAAGACAAAGCTCCTATTTCAGCTACCTGAATCTTAGTTTGTCTATCTTGCTCCTTGTTATAGTCATCTCTGTCCATAGCCTCTTTCTGAAGTTGAGCCTGCATCTCAGTTTGTTGTTGTTGAGCAGCAATCTGATCTTTCTGACCTTGTTCAGCTCTTGCAGCAGCTTCTTGTTCTGAAGATTTAAGTTTAGCTGTAATATCTGCTACAGAAGTACTATTAAGTACAGATACTGCATCAGAAAGCATAAGCTTGTCATTTTGAAGAGCAGCCTGCAAAAGTTGTTTAGCAGTCTCTAAAGTTTGTTGATCTTTAGAAGTATTAGTTACAAAGACTCCATAATCAGCATTACTAAAGTCATCTCCATCTACTTCAAATAGAACCTCTGCTAAATCATCTGTAATATGTTGAAAATTTACTCTCTTACCTTCTAGACACTCTTTAGATACTTCTAGCATAGATTCACAGACTCTTAGCTTGAAGAGTTCATGAATATAGAAATAAGGTTCTGTAATATGTGAACTTTGAGTTACTGATCTTTGAGTATTACCTACAAGCTCTTCAGAAGAAATAGCTCCTAGTCTTTGTGCAGAAATACCTGCAGTAGCCTGAATTCTTTCATCAATATGAGCAAGAAGTCCTAAGTATTGTACTATTGCTTGAGAAGTCTCAAGATCTAAATATTTATTTTGTGAACTTTGATTTACTCCTCCAGCAACACCTTTAAGTCTATTACTTTCATTAGTAGTATCTACAAATCCAAAACCCATAGCTTGTCCATAGTACATCCATTTCTCAGGATCCCAGCCATCAGGTATTAAAGAAATATCTATTAAGGCTAGTTTACCTATATTTCTTGCAAGAGCAAGTTCTGTTCTATACCAAACTATAAGATATAAATAAACCCAAGGAACTAGTCTGTCCATTAAAGACACTGACTGAGCATTAGTACAAGAGTGTACTGTACCTATATATCCTGACTTACACTCAGACAAATTGTCTAGACTTCTAAACTGTTGTTTTCTAGGTCTAATCAAAGGATGAAGATACATATCTACTCCTATTCTTACACCTTCCCAATATTCATTTATCCAGAACCACTCTATCCAAGCAGTAGGATTAAGTTTATCTACTTTAAAAGTTTCTTCTACTACCTCTTCTTGTTCAGTTCCTGTTTCATCCATAAAATGATGAATACCCATTTTCTTCTTAGACTTCCATCTAACTCTATGTACAGGAATGCCTCTTTGACCATAGTCATCTTCAAAGGTATAAATACTATCTACTTCTCCAATATTCAAGATTGGAGGTCCATAGATATTTGTAGGAATAGCTCCTGACTGTATAGATTCTAATTCTTTAAGTTGATCATCAGTCAGATATTCATAAAAAGCATCTGTAATTTCTGAGATAGTCATATAGTTTCTCTCATAAATCTTTTCAGATTGATCTATAGTATCAGAGTTATTATTTAATACAAAAAAACATTCTAGAGGATTAACTCTTCTAACATCTACTCCAGTACCTACTTTCTCTACACTTATAATTTCTTCTCCAGCAATTAAAGCATCTTTAAAGCATTCATTAAATTTTCTATTTAATTCTTCTTTTTTAATACCATACTGCAATAATTTATCAGCTACTGACTCTCTCATCATCTGAGGAGTATAGTTCTGATATTTAGTTAATTCTTCAGGAGGAGGTGGTGGATTATTAGGATCTTGAGATTCAGGATCTAATCCTGCAGAAAGCATCTGGGCTAAAACAGCCATCAGTTCATCTTTCTTAGCTCTTTGTTTTTCAGATAAAGCCTCTTGATTTACTGCTCTTACAATAGGATTAAAAATTCTCTTAGACTCTTCTCCTAGAAGAAGGTTGAAATATCTAGAGATAACATCATAAGGCTGTAGACTAGCTGGAAAGTTAAATTCCTTTAATTGCTCTTTAGCTAAATTATAAGGATTTAATACATAATCAAAATCAGCTCTATCTATTTTATTATTAAATAGATTATAATTTCTTCTTTTATATCTGGCAGGAGATCTTCTAGATCTTCCAAAATTATAGGCTATTGATATAACTCCATCTATACAGGCTTCTCTCCAATCTTTATCTTTTTGTTTATAAGATACTTTTTGGACAGGAAAATATAATAAGGAGGCATCTTTAAGATCTCTGGTTTCCATATTTATAAATAGGGCAATTTACAAAAATACATCTAATTTTGTAAGTAAGTTAGTTTAAGTGAAAATAATAATAGTCTGTTATAGCTTTACTATCTAGGTGTAGCCATAGGAGGTCTATGTAAACCTCTTCCAAAGAATCCTCTTTGATGAAAAGGTATAAATTTAGGTTTATCATCTACTGTTGGTACATAAGATATTTCTTCTCTAGCTTGATACAAAAGACACATTAGAGCCATAGCCCTATCAAAGTTCTTCTTAGGATCAGGATCATAAGCTGCTAGTTCCTTGAGAAGAGGAATACTTCTTATCTTATGAAGATTAAGTTTAAAGGATTCTGTATCATTAATTTCTTGGAGCCAAGAAGATATTTGAGCTTCACCCCACCTCTTGACTTGCTCAGACATTTTAAGTCCAAGTCTTCTACTTGCAGAAGGAGTCTTAATCATATCTCTTACTAGAAGAGGTTCTTCACATAAAAGATGTAAAGATTTCTTGTATTCAAAATAATCCATAATACCTTTTCTCTCATTTTCAAAAAGAGCTCTAGCATTATAGAACATAAGAAGTCTTCTTACTTGTTCATAGTACTCTTTAGCTAGATTTGGTCTAGCACTGTATTCAGCTACAATTTCATTTGTAAGCTTATTCATAATAAGTGTACTTCCTAAAGAGTTAGTACTAGCCTGGTCATGGTCATAAGGGTCAATACCTGCAATATAAAGTCCTGCAGGAATAGTTCCATCTGACATCCTTACTGGAGGAGCATATAAAATTACTGGAGCATCACTATCATCTTCTTTCTTTGTAGGAAAATTATAGATAGCTCTAGCATTAGGATCTTCTATAAAAACAATATCTCCTGCTGGGTCTATCTGAAGATTACCTTTCATAATAGTTTGTTCATAGTTAGGGTCAGACTCTAACTTTGCTAGGACTCCTAGAAGATCTACTGTAGGGAAGATGTTACCTGAAAGCTTCATTCTAGCCTCTATAGTATTTATAGGCTTCTCTGCTACATATCTTTTATAGGCATTCTTATCCTTTGTAAAGTCTCTAATAATCTTTCTATCCTTCTCTATTGCAACTAGAGCCCCTTGGATATCAGAGTTACCATCTTTATCATAGAACCCTTCAAGGTTCATATACTCAGGCATGAAGAATCCACACTGTGTTCCTTCTAAGTTTTTATCCCAGATATTATTTACAGGAAGAATATTATAACCTTTAGGATTATCAAAAAGTTCTGATAGACCATCAAAGTCTGCCCCTTCTGTACCTCCAGTTCCAAAGGCTACCATAAGTCCAAAGGTATCTTTACCCTGCTGTACTGAAGGAATAGCTATCTGCCAAGCTTGTAATAGAGAAGGCATTTTACCTGCCTCTTCAAATAAGATTAATCTTCCTCTTTTACCTCTGGCTCTGTTAGGATCATTTTTTAAAGTTACTCCAATAATATCAGACATATAACCTTTTTCTTGGTCTACACCATTTTGAGAACTCTTATAAGAAGCTCTCTTGTGCATGTCAGTATTATGGAAGTGCATTTTTTTAGAAAAGGCAGTATGTTCATTTATATGACCCATCTGCTCCCAGGCTTTAGATAAGATACCATCTTCTCCACCTAAGAAAGTCTTTTGATCTGCAATAACATAAGATTTAGATCCTGGTATTAAAAAGAAGTTTCTATTACACATAGAAGCTCCTTTAAAAGAATAACCTCTACCACGTGTTTTTAATACAGAAGCATGCTTACCTTCTTTCTCACAATTTTCAAGATAGTTAAAATAATCATAATCACCATCCCAAAATCTAGGAAACTTCTTTACCCTGTCTGTAGATTGTTGTCCTTCTTCATTAAAAAGTATATTACCTTTAAGATCCTTCTTAGGGACAGTAACATAAATAGGACAATAGTTTAGATAAAAATAAAAATAGCCAGATATAAAACTTCCATCAGGAGCTTCAAATCCTTCTATACATCTTCTCTTTTCTTCTTTCCAGAAGTTATAGTAAGACTTAGAAGTCCTAGGATAGTTTGTATAAACACCATGTTCTTCAAAGTGAATAGCAGGCTGTCTAAATTTATCTGTATTAGTTAACATTATATTTCTCTTTCAGGATCTTCAAATAATCCTAGTTCTTCTCCACCTTTAATTCTTCCTTCTGCTTTTTCTTTTCTAACTAGATCATCAAGCTTTTTGACAGTGTCCATAAGCTTTCCTGATTCTCCCATAACTTTAGATACTTCAGAATGCTTATAAACAGCTTGTCCTCTATTGTCTCTTTCATCCCAGTCTATCTTATCAAAGTATTCTAGCATGTCCCAGAAAGCTTTATTTACAGATCTAGCATATCTCATACTTGGAGTTTGTTGGAGTTCTTCATATTTCTTAAGAGCTTCTTTAACTACATGATCTACTTCCCAATCTTCAGGAAGATCTAAATCTATTTTTAAAATATCATGTCTTTCTTCTTCTGCATAGTTAGAATATACTGATGCCCAATCTTGTAGAAAATAGATATAAGCTAGCTCTTTTGAAGCTAGCTTTTTATCTTTAGATTTATCTTTCTCCCAAACATCTTTAAATTGTTTAAGGAGTAAAGCTTTAGGACTTGTTATTACTTGTCCTTTATGTAAACTAAATAAATTCATTGTAATCTATTTTTGTAATAACTCCTGCACTTACAGGGTTTGTTGTAATAGTAGTCCCTGTAGTTCCATACCAATAAGGAGTAGTATAAGGTGTTTGGCTTGGTGGGTTTACTGGAGAATAGGGATTATAGTAACGAATCTCTACTTCTGCTAATGCTACAAATTCTTCAGATGTTATCTGATCAGCTTTTAGTAGTCTAGCTAATATTTCTATTCTTGTTTGTTTCATCCTTCTAAGTTGTTATTAGGTTGATCAGCATGATTTCTAAAAAATTCTAAGTACTCTTTAGGGATTACTGCTTCTAGGTCATAATAAGTTACAAAGCAATATGTACTATTTTTAATCTTATACAAAGGCTTTCTAAGAGGTTTAAGAAGTACATAATCTCCTGGTTTAACATCTGTTATTTGAGGACCTACAGAATGTACTAAAGCATAGTATTCAGGTTTAGCAGCCTGTTCAGTTTTATATAATACTTTATCTCCTATCTTAATTTCATTGCTTACAAAAGTCTCTATCATAATTGTATTAGATAGACACTTTACTTCATTTGGAATAAATTTTGTTTCAGTCATTTGACTCTATTTTTTCTTTTCCCCATTTGCCTAAAGGACAAACAGAATTTATACTTCTTGTTTTTGCTTCTATTATACATCCACATTCTGTACATGTACTTTTTAAAGTTGTCTCTTGTGGATAGTTAGATCTTTTAGGACATTCCCCACAAATCTCTAATCTAGTCTTTGCTATCTTCTCTACTTGGGGATTGGCCCAAATCAGATTCTTCCACCCTTCTAGAATATTTCCTATTTTCACGAGCTTGATTTAATTTTTCTAATCTTTCAGCATATAACTCTTCAACATTATCTTGGTACTTTCTTTTGATTACAATCTTACCTAAGCCTTCAAGATAAAAGTTTTTCCAAGTATTCTTTTCCATCTCATCATGTATGAACCTAGATGGGGATTCTACTATAGATCTTATGACTGCTTGGGTAAGACCGTATTTCTTCGCTAATTCTTTTATGATCTCATCCATTATATTACTTCAAATTCTATATTTATTTTAAACTTGTTGTTTTTAGGATAAGCTACTAGACTAGGATGTAAACTATTATTTATAATAATGTTGTTTTCCTTAAACTTCTTAAGTGTTTTTTCTACTACAGAAGTACTTAACTTTAATCTTTTAGCTACAATCTTCTTTGTGTCTTCTGACATTAAGAGTTCATCTAGTACTTCTTTAGAATATCTAGAATAGTGAAGATAATGAAGAGTTATATAAGCTGCTAAAATCTTTCTATCTGTTTTTCCAAGAGTGAATATAGGATTCAGCCACTCTAACCATTTTTCAAATAACTCATTCTTTGATACTTTTAATATCATCTTTCTCCTCCAATTCCTTCTTCTTATTTACTTTAACTAGCTTATCCCAAATCTTATCTACTATATGTCCTATATAATAACAATTTGGTTCATCATTAGTTATAATGTCTACCCCACAAGATGTAAGCATCATAGTTGTTAAATGGTTGACCTCATGAGCTATCTCTCCTGGGGTAGCTTTATAATTTAGTATTATACAATATTTTCTATCATCTGGTACTTGATATACAAAGACTGCAAGATCTGAATCATCTACTTCTTTAGCTTGATTATATTTCTTAGTAGCTTCTGGTACATTATCTGTTAGAATAACTTGTAGCAAAGCTCCATATGGATCAAGATCTATCTTAAATTTGTTTTGCTTCAGTTTCATGTAGAGCTTTTTAAAAATATTAATCTTCTTCTTCAGAATTATGTTCTGCCTCTTCAGCTTCTAGATTTGTAATACAGAATACTGTAAGACTTATAGAAGCTTGATGCTGTCCTTCAAAGTTCTCAAACTGAGGTTCTGATTCCATAATCATGACTCCTGTAGTATCAGGATTAGCTGATTCAAAAGTTCCATCATCATAAACCATAATCTCTAGATTGTCAAACTCTTCTTTAGACATACCTTCTGGTACTTCATTTAATAAATTTCTTAAATCTTTTAATTTCATATTATAGTTCTCTTAAAAATCCTGATTGACCCATTTTAATTAATTCTTCTGGAGTAGGTTTCTTGTATGTCCAAATATAAGTACCTTTAATTGAGTAAGATCCTTTTAATACCATACCCATTGTATCATTTACAATTTTCCAAGTTTGTAGTACAACATCATTGAATCCTGTATTTTTAGGAATCCAATAACCTTTACTTGAATATACGTCTATAATAAACCTGATTTTAAATCCTCCTTCAGATTCTTCTACTGAGAATTTACCTTCAACTCCAAAAGGAGCTACTTTAATTGTACTTAAGATTTCTTGAATTTGTGCTAATTCCATTTTATGTTTATTTTTTAAATTGTTCTAAATTATTCTAAATCTTTTGAATCCTCATTTCTATGTCTGAAGTATTTTCTAATATCATCTCTTAGCTCTACTCTAGTAGGATTAAGCTGTAATACACCTTGCCAGTCATAAGTAACATCTTTGAAAGGAGAGTATTGATGATCTACAAGAATCTTCCATCTGTCTTTGTAGCCTCTATCTTTCTTCTTACCATGCCAGTGATGTAGGATAGTTCCATCTACAAATCCTATTTTTCTATTAACATAGATCTTTGCAAGGTCTTCCCATTGAGCTACTAGATCTTTATAATCTTGAGATACTGCAGGATTATAAGACTCTGCTCCTCTACCTATTAGACCCATACACATATGTCTATCTGCAGATCCTAAGACAGCTCTATCTAAAAGCATACCTACATTAGATATTGCTTCTCTAGTAGCAGCCCATGCAAATCCTGGATGCCAGTGATCATAAGTACTTTTAAAAGAAAGCTTATTCCACCATGAATACACAAATCCATTATGTGTATGCATAGCATGTCCTGTAGGTCCTAAGTCTACAGCAGTCTGAAAAAGCTGTACAAACTTATTTACTTGGAGTTCATTAATTGTTTTCTCTACCCAATCTGGTCTAGTAAATTCAACATCTGCATCTACCCAAGCTACATACTTCCAATCTGGAAAAGATCTTGCTAATCTTTGAATAGCCAGATTAAGACCATTTTCTTTAACCCAAATCTCATCTTGAGTCCTAAGTTGAGTATGATAAGGATTTCCTTCTTCTGTTACCTGAAAAGCTCTATTACCATTCTGAACTTCTATAACATGAAGATGCTGTACTCCTGATTCCTTCATATGTTGTTCAAATTTCTTAAAAAGCCTGTATCTGGATTTATACATAACAGGGTTTGAAACTACTGTAACAACGTGAAATTTGTCAGCTAAGTGATTTACATGATAAAAATGAGGTATGTGATTCTCATGAGTTTCTTCAAAATAATGCTTGTGCTTGCAAACCTCTGTAGGTTCTACTTTATTACTAAATGCTTTAATAATTTTTTCTATCTCCTCACGATTCATCCTATTACTTTTAAATAATTATTTATAATTTCTTTTAATCTCATCTTATCTTGATAAGATATTCTTAACAAGTGTATTTCTTTAAGCTGACAGTACTCAGATTTTAGGCAATCTTTCTCTTTTTGGGAAGAGAGATTATAACTTTGAGTCTTGAAATCCGAGACCTCCTCAAAATGTTGTCTTCCATCATATTCTATACATAAGTTTAGCTTTGGAATGTAAAAATCAAATCTAAGCTTTTGGCCTGTTTTAGGATTTATACAATCTTCAAAGGACTTTTCTATGTAAAAAGAAAAGCCTAAGTCCAAAAGATGTTGAATTATGTCTTTTTCAGCATCTGATGACTTAACTCTTTGATATTTATTCATAATATCTAAGTATATATGTTCTGTAAAGAATATGAGAATTCCCTTCCAACTATGTTAACTATAGTCAGTTAGTTTCTTCTTGTCAAAATTCTCTTCTTTGCGTAGTCTAGATTTCTCCTTACCCTAATAAAACACCAGGTTACCTTATTCATACGGTGTTTCTGCCAAAGTCCTTAATTTTGGGGTTCCTCACATCTATTTGATGATTTACTGTCCCTCCCAGGATCCTCCTTCTTAGTTTCTCAAGCTAAGTTCCAGGAAAATGCTGAAATATTTTGATTTTGAAGTACAAAGGTATGTAAAAAAATGTTATAAAGCAAGAGAAAAATGTGTGTTTTTTGTAAGTATCTCAGAATCAGGGAGTAAATATACAATAATAGATCTTAGAATCCAAGAAAAATGATTAAAATATGTGAGATTGTATAGCATAAAAAAATTTTTTTTATATATTCAAAGGTTTATACCTGCTATAGTGACCCTACCTACTTAAATTAGTGCAGGAAAGTACCCGTAGGGCTTTTCCACAAAAACTAATATTTAAAATCTCTAAAAAAACGTAAAAAAATGGAAAATGTAATCAAAACTCCGTCAGTTATTGTAAAAGTAGCTGAAGTCCTTACTTACCAAGAAGGTAAGAAAAAAGGTCAAAAATTAACTGATAAGAACGGCAATACTTATGCTCGTTCTACCTTTCAAAAGATAGGTCGTCAGACCATGAATATTGGAGGTAAACAAGAGTTTGTTGATGATGTAGTTGCAAGGGCAACTACTAAGAACCTCTTTGATAAGTCTTACCTTCCATCAAACAATGGAAGACCTGATGCAGGAAGAGATGTCAAAGTTGGTGGCTTTGTATTTGGTGATATAGTTACTAAAACTGTACCTGAATATGAAATCCAAGGGACTGATAAGGAGGGTAATCCTACCACTAAGAAGGCAACAACTTACACTACATTGGTGTTTGGAATGTCTACAAGTGAAGATTGGAATAGCAGAGTTGCCTCTGCATTCAAATCTCAGGGTCATCCTCTTCCTGAAGTTGATGCAACACCTGCATTTGTAAAGCCTTTAGCTGAAGGGCTTGAGACAGCAAAAGTAAACTAATTGCTGTAAATAATACTCTTCTTGAGCTCTACGGGAGCTCAGGAGGAGTATTGTTTGTCATTCAAGATGATATCTAAGTATCTTGTATTTGTCCATATTTTATCTAAGCATCTTATGTTAGATAATATAAGATAATATAAGATATTATAAGATAATGTTGAATGATATTGAATAGTATTAGCTCACAGGACTCATATAATATCCTCAAGACTAATAATAAATACCTCTTATTTAAAACCTTAACTATAGCTTATTAAGCTTTAGTTTAAAAACACAAATTTATCCTAAGAATTAATATATAAGGGATACATAACAGCTAATTGTAAAGTTTAGGCTGTATTTATTAACTAATACTAAAAAGCAACAGGCATGTTGTAATAATATGCACACAAAATGAAAGTAATTATAACACACTTTGCTAAAGCAGACAATGGTAGAGACGTTAAATATTATCAAGGTAAACCTGTAACACAAGTAACACCAGTTACTCTTCCAATTAAATTTGGTTATGATTCTTACAACAAACCAAGAAAAATACTTAACACGGATATTGATGTTGATGATATTATATCTATTGTTTCAGAAGGCGAGTTAAATATGTCTGATAACTAATGAATAATCAACCTATTTATTGGAAAATGCGTAATGGTGAATTAATATCTATAGATAATATGGATATTAATCACCTACGCAATGTCCTAAAAATGATTGTGAAGAATAGTAACAAACATAAAACGCAAATATTAGCTAAAAAGCAAGAATTTAAGCTTAATGGTGATATGGCTCAACAATTTAATGAGTCTTCTTTATCTGATGCAGATGATGATAGATTTGAAGATAATTGTGATGCTACTGAAATAGATATTTACTGACTAATACTAAAAACTCATGTCAATTACTAAAGAATGGGCAGTAAACTACTGTCAGCGTCTTATTAAAGACAATAATCTTTCTTATCCTTTTACATTAGGAAGAAAGAAACAAGGAGGATATGTAGATTCTTCAGCACATATTACAGATGAAGAAGAATTCTTTACAGCTTATAAAGAATTCAATGATCATCCAAGATGTGTTGCAATATTATTATATCATCCTAATACTGGAGACAGACCATTATCTGTTTAACTAACACTAAAAACTCTACAAAATGAGAAAAAATACAAGATTGACATTAGTAACAGTCATAACTGTTATTATGTTTTTAGCAGTTACAAGCATATTATATTTAGGCTATAACTTAGGCTTTTGGAATAAGCCTTTATTCTGGGCTATTATAGTCCTAGGATACTGGGCTACAATAGCTTATTGTATGCTCTTATCTCTGATTAAGTCAGAGTAAAACATTACCTGAATTAGGGAACAACAGTTAACACTCATATTGTCTGATGTATCAGAAGTGTTCTGCCCTTTTCAGGTTCTTATATTTATTTATACTAATAACAAATTCTAGATATAAGTACATAAATCATGAAGGTTTATGTTGCAATAAGGTTGGAAGAGTGTTACCACAAAACTTGTAATTCAGAGGTCAAGAACCAACTTATATGTTATTAGTATTAGTATTGTTGCCTTTTCTCTAACCAGGCATCTATCCAGTAAGCTACTGGCGTTGGCTCACCATAACAGACAAGTGAGAGGTTTTAGTCTATATACCTTAAAGACTAGTAAAATGTACCATAACTTACTTTCCAAGGGTAAGCAATTGTAATAATGTAGATGAGGTAAAAACCCTCAAGGTTATAAAAATAGGATAATAAACTATAGTTTACTCCTGACCTTAACTAGTTATTTACAATTGAGTACAGAGGATACTAAATAATCAAGTTAAACTAACACTAAAAATCATGAATACAATTCCAGAACTATTTAAAAATAAAGCTCATAGACAGCAGCTTCTTGGGTGGTATAAAACTATGCTTTATGATCCTAAAGCTGAGAAATATGGTATAGACAGGTCTTATAAAGAATTTATTCACTACAGAATTAATCACATGAGAGAAAAATTACAAATAACATGAGTTATTCAAATTACAATCTACATTATGCCTCTTATGGAGTTACTATGGAACATTTGTTTACTCTTGAAGAGCTTTATGCCATTAAGTATCTAAGCTATAAACAATATATTAGTAAGTTAATAGCTAGACATAGAAATAATCTTAAATAACATGAAAATCTATCCAAAAGAGAAAAAAGTCTATATTTTGTATGTGTATGGTCCTCATTATATAATGAAGACTAGATATAATTATCTACATTATATAAAAAGACTTATAAAAGATTCAAGAAATAATTTATTAACATTACAGATTAAATATAGATAAATGTATACTTATTCAAAATCAGACAGAGAATTTATTATAGATATTGTTTATACAACAAAAGATGAATTTTTCAAGTCTTTTAATTATAGACAATATGTTAATAATCTTATAGAAAATTTAAGAGCAGTACTTAATAAACCTAACAATGCTAAATAATATTAACAATTATTCTTCTCCTCAAGAAACAGTTCTTGAACCATTATGGAGTATAGGTCTAAAAGAAAGAGTTTTAAGATCAACTTTTAGAAATTTTACATCATATCCTGAGTTTATTAGATATAGGTTAAAGTATATGAGAAGAGTATTAACAAATATAAAAAAGAGACATTAATGAAAGATATTTTATTTACACAATTTTTTAGAGAATATATAATGTCTGATAGAGGAAAAAATATTAAATATAAAAATCTAATTAGAGCAAGTATAACAAGTATAATGAGAGAGGAATTAAATAAGAATAATAAAATAATAAAATGATTCTTTATACACCTAAATTTAAACAACAACTTCTACAACTTTATGAAAGAGGGTTTAGTAGAATTACAGGAGGTAAAAAATACAATTATTCTACTTTTATTAACATTAGAATAAGAGAAATGAGAACAGGTCTAAATGACCTAAATGATCAAGTAAACACACTCCAGAATACATGATTGCAAAAGTCCAAATTATTATACATATATGTAGATTACATACCTTGTAAACCTAAATACAGGAGGATTTTTGCATCATGTATAATTTAAATATTAAAAATATGAAAAAACGTACAATAGGATATCCAAGTTTTACTAAAACAGTAATGTTAAAACGTCTAAAGAAAACTTCTTATAAAGATGGAATTTCAGAATTATTAGATGATGTAAGAAGAGTGTTACATCAAGTTCCTTATACAGTTGATATTATTTATCCTTGAAATTTAAAACATATGTTAAATAAATCAGCCTATAGAAGACTTTTTAAGTCTGAAATTCTTGAAGATGCTAAATCTTGTTTTTATGCTTATGCTATTAAAAGATTTATAAGAGATATTAGAGTAGTTTTAGATTATTGTAGTCAAACTTGTAAAACAGTATATAATACATCAGATAAAATATGAAAAATAATTATCATTTTACTTTCCATAAATTAACTATGCTAGATCTTATGAGTAGTGCTAATTATTATACATTACATATAAATACTCTTATAAGTGATATGAGAGAAGTTTTAACATCTAGAAAACAAACATGTAAACATATATATATAAACCATAAGTAAAAACTCAAAAACTCATGAAAAAATCAGCTCTTATTGCAATTATTAGATTTATGGCTCAAGGACATGATCTTGTAATATGTATACAAAAAATGCCTTCTGAGAGACTTTCAGACTTAGCTAATCAAATAGCTGATGACAAAGACTTTCCTTCTGAGATCTCTTCTTATGCAGTTATAAGCAATTGTACCTACAGTGTAAGAGAAATTCATCAGATAAAAACTATTCTTGTGTGGTTTAAGATACAAGAGCATCAAGACTCTATAAGAAGAAGAAACTTCTTAAAGAGAAGAAAAAGAATTTTAATCAATAAATAATAAACTTATGACAACAGAGACACTTGAAACACCAACACTGACACCTTTTGATAAGCAGGTTATGACTGTAATAGAGCATAAAATGAAGTCAAAAGAAGTAAAATTTACTGAAAAAAGAGACTGGCTTGCTAGTTATCTAGAGAAGACATATCCTGGAGATATTCAGAAATCTATGTATTTCTTAGATGAAGCAGCAAAAATCTGTTCTCAGAGTTAATAATCTACTTCAAGCTGTAAGAGGTTGGACACTCACAAATAACAAGGGCAGCTATCGTAAGATACTTGTTATTACTTAAACACACAAAACTATGAATAAACTACTACTATTACTTAGTGTACTTATCTTATCTTCATGTTCTGATTATCCTCAATTAAAGAGATATAATAAGAAGATGACAAATTTAAATAAGTATATTGAGAAAGAAAATCTCAAAAAACTAAAAAAATTAAACAAAACTCTAAAAACACCTATAAGATGATTAAAAAACTCTTAAATAGAATGCCTTTAAAAAAAGTCTTATGGCTTTTTTACTTTTGTGCTTTCCTAGCAGTAATCAATTGCTTAATACTTATAAATTATGTTAATATATTTACTCTAGTATGGTATATATCTACTATAGTAGCTTTAACATATCTAGCTTTATATATAGATGTTAATCAAAATAATTATCATGATCCTAATACTCCTACCTTATGAATACACTAATATTAATAGCTCAAATAATCTTAGCTCTTAATTTTATAGGAGCATTCTTTTTAGGAAGATTTATAAAAAAAGAATATCCTGATGGAAAATATGATATTCCTTTTTGGACAGATATGTGGGCTATAAGAGAAATATGGCTTATTTTATTAGGAGCAGGAGTTCCAATATGTTTAGTTGGAATATTACTGCTTGAAAAAAGTGGTCCTGATTATATGGAAAGATATCTTGGAGAAAAGTCTACTGTCTATTTATATGCAAAAAAATTACAACATAAAAGACTCCATAAGCTACAAGTAAGATTAGATATGGAAAGACTGATTAATGAAAAGATTAGAGAACCTCTTGATAGAGAAACTAGATGGCATCCTCATTATAGATTACTTCCTAAAAAACAATCAGGAACATCTTACAAGAAAAGAAAAGTAACACCTAAAAAAGCATAATTTTTGGAGTATTCAAGATTAAGTTATAATCCCGTAAGATTATAATTTAATTTAACATTTAAAATTTTAAAACATGACAAATTATTTAGAATCAACAGAGTCAGTAACTTTTATAGAAGAAGATTATATACAGTATAGATCTAAAATATTACATACAAATATTCCTGAAAATTATAAAGTACATTGTCGAGGAAATGATCCTAGATACAAAAAGTTTACATACATATATCAAATATGTTGGAGTATTAAGTTTTTAAGAAATGGATTAATACATATACTAAAATGA